TCATCAAGTTCCCAATCTTCAAGTTCAAGTTCACAAAGTTCAGCATCTTCAGAAAGCTCAAGTAGTTCAAGCAGAACACCTTGTACATTTGATGATGATTTTGATGGAGTTGATGGTGATTCACCTGATCCTTATAAGTGGAAAGAGTATGATTTTGATCCAGTTGCATTAAGTATACAATCTAATAAACTTAATTTTAATTACACTGGTACAATATCTAAAGTGCCTTTTATTAGAGCTAGAAATAGTCAAAGTGGTTGGGGTCTTGGTGGTGATTTTGATATTAGAGTGGATTTTGATGTTACTACTTTAGATGCCAGTGATATCTCGGATCCAAATGGATTTGCTTTTAGAGTAGTAGAATCTGATGGTTCAATTTATTCAATTTATAGAGCCAGAAGCTCTTCTAATAATTCATATATGCTATGGGCTAGTGGAGAGGGTAGTATATGGGCAAGTACATCTGCAGCCACATCTGGTAAATTAAGATTAACAAAAACTGGTTCTACAATTAAAGCATACCATTGGACAAACTCACAATGGGAATGGAATGGTAATACTAATGGTTATACATTTGTAAATACATCTTCTGATCCTTTATTTGTGGAAATGTCGTTTATACATCTTTTAACATCTTCATCAACAACAGTAAATATGAACGCAGATAATTTTATTGTATATGATGGTTGTGATGATCTTTATTCATCAAGTTCAAGTTCTAGTTCACAAAGCTCAAGTTCACAAAGCTCAAGTTCAAGCTCAGAAAGTTCAAGTTCACAAAGTTCAAGTTCAAGTTCACAATCTAGTTCTTCAAGTTCACAATCTAGTTCTTCAAGTTCACAAAGCTCAAGTTCACAAAGCTCAAGTTCCTCAAGCTCAAGTTCACAATCTAGTTCTTCAAGTTCACAAAGTTTAAGTTCAAGTTCACAAAGTTCAAGTTCTAGTAAATCTATTAGTTCTTCAAGTTCACAAGAATCTAGTTCAAGTTCACAAAGCTCAAGCTCAAGTAGTGAATCCAGTTCAAGTAGTGAATCATCATCAAGTTCAAGTAGTGAATCAAGTTCAAGTTCAAGTAGTGAATCAAGTTCAAGTAGTGAATCAAGTTCAAGTAGTGAATCAAGTTCAAGTAGTGAAAGTTCATCAAGTTCAAGCTCAGAAAGTTCAAGCTCATCAAGCTCGGAAAGCTCAAGCTCATCAAGTTCAAGTAGTGAGTCTAGTTCAAGCAGTAGTTCTGAAAGTTCTTCAAGCAGTAGTTCTGAAAGTTCTTCAAGCAGTAGTTCACAATCTAGTTCTTCAAGTTCACAATCTAGTTCTTCAAGTTCACAAAGCTCATCAAGTTCAAGTAGTGAAAGTTCAAGTTCAAGTAGTGAAAGTTCAAGTTCAAGTAGTGAGTCTAGTTCAAGTAGTAGTTCTGAAAGTTCATCAAGTTCAAGTAGTGAGAGTTCATCAAGCAGTAGTTCACAATCTAGTTCATCAAGTTCACAATCTAGTTCATCAAGTTCACAAAGCTCAAGTTCTTCAAGTTCAGAAAGTTCAAGTTCTAGTAGTGAATCTAGTTCAAGTAGTAAAAGTTCTGAAAGCTCAAGTTCTGAAAGCTCAAGTTCTGAAAGCTCATCAAGCAGTGAAAGTTCATCAAGCAGTAGTTCTGAAAGTTCATCAAGCAGTAGTTCTGAAAGTTCATCAAGCTCAAGTTCTGAATCTAGTTCATCATCTAGTGAAAGTTCTAGTTCATCAAGCAGTGAAAGTTCTAGTTCAAGTTCAGAATCTTCAAGTTCAGAATCTTCAAGTTCAAGTTCACAAAGTTTAAGTTCAAGTTCACAAAGTTCAAGTTCTAGTAAATCTATTAGTTCATCAAGTTCACAAGAATCTAGTTCAAGTTCACAATCTAGTTCATCAAGTTCACAAAGCTCTGAATCATCAAGTTCATCAGAAAGTTCATCAAGCTCAAGTTCTGAAAGTTCATCAAGCTCAAGTTCTGAAAGTTCATCAAGCTCAAGTTCTGAAAGCTCCAGTTCTTCAAGTAGTGAATCTTCAAGTTCAAGTAGTGAAAGCTCAAGTAGTGAAAGCTCATCAAGTAGTGAATCTTCAAGTTCAAGTAGTGAAAGCTCATCAAGCTCAAGTTCAGAATCTTCTAGTTCACAAAGTTCATCAAGTTCAAGTTCTGAATCATCAAGCTCAAGTTCAATGTCTTCTAGTTCAAGTTCACAAAGTTCTTCAAGCTCAAGTTCACAATCTAGTTCTTCAAGTTCAAGTTCTGAAAGCTCATCAAGTTCAAGTTCCGAATCTAGTTCTTCAAGTTCAATGTCTTCAAGCTCAAGTTCACAAAGTTCTTCAAGCTCAAGTTCCGAATCTAGTTCTTCAAGTAGTGAATCAAGCTCAAGTAGTGAATCTAGATCAAGTTCTGAATCATCAAGTTCTGAATCATCAAGCTCAAGTTCTGAAAGTTCAAGTTCTTCAAGCTCCGAAAGCTCTTCCAGCAGTAGCTCCGTAGTGAATCTAGTTCATCATCTAGTCAAAGTTCAAGTTCATCAAGTTCTGAGAGTTCATCAAGTTCTGAGAGTTCATCAAGCAGTAGTTCTGAAAGTTCATCAAGCAGTAGTTCTGAAAGTTCATCAAGCAGTAGTTCTGAAAGTTCATCAAGCAGTAGTTCTGAAAGTTCATCAAGTTCTGAGAGTTCATCAAGCAGTAGTTCCGAAAGTTCATCAAGCAGTAGTTCTGAAAGTTCATCAAGCAGTAGTTCTGAAAGTTCATCAAGCAGTAGTTCTGAAAGTTCAAGTTCTGAGAGTTCAAGTTCTGAGAGTTCCTCAAGTTCCAGTTCACAAAGCTCAAGTTCAAGTTCACAATCTAGTTCTTCAAGTTCACAAAGCTCAAGTTCACAAAGCTCTGAATCATCAAGCAGTAGTTCTGAAAGCTCATCAAGTTCAAGTAGTGAATCAAGCTCAAGCTCAAGTAGTCAAAGTTCTAGTTCAAGTAGCGAATCTTCATCAAGTTCAGAATCATCAAGCAGTAGTTCTGAGAGTTCTTCAAGTTCAAGTTCTGAAAGCTCATCAAGCAGTAGTTCTGAAAGTTCATCAAGTTCAAGTTCTGAAAGTAGTAGTTCTAGCCAGGAAAGTTCTAGTTCTTCCGCATCTACTAGTTCTTCTAGTTCACAAGAATCTAGTTCTAGTTCAACATCTTCAAGTTCTAGTTCACAAAGTTCCGAATCTTCCAGCTCAAGTAGTGAATCAAGTTCAGAAAGTTCATCAAGTGAATCCAGTTCAAGTTCAAGCTCAAGTAGTGAATCAAGCAGTAGTTCTGAAAGCTCATCAAGTTCAAGTTCACAAAGTTCTAGTTCTGAATCAAGCTCAAGCTCAAGTTCAGAAAGTTCTTCTAGCTCAAGTTCTGAATCGAGTTCTTCAAGTTCAATGTCTTCTAGTTCAAGTTCACAAAGTTCTTCAAGCTCAAGTTCTGAATCAAGTTCTTCAAGTTCAATATCTTCAAGCTCAAGTTCACAAAGTTCTGAAAGTTCTAGTTCAAGTGAATCAAGTTCTAGTTCTGAAAGTTCGTCAAGTTCTAGTTCTGAAAGTTCGTCAAGTTCAAGTTCTGAGAGTTCATCAAGTAGTGAAAGTTCAAGTTCCAGTTCTGAGAGTTCATCAAGCAGTAGTTCTGAATCTAGTTCATCAAGTTCTATTTCTTCACAAAGTTCTAGTTCACAATCAAGTTCTTCTAGTTCACAATCAAGTTCTTCTAGTTCACAATCAAGTTCTTCTAGTTCACAATCAAGTTCTTCTAGTTCACAATCAGTATCAAGTTCTAGTTCAGGCTCAAGTTCAAGTTCTTCACAAAGTTCTGAAAGTTCATCAAGTGAATCCAGTTCAAGCTCAAGTAGTGAAAGTTCTTCAAGTTCTGAAAGTTCATCAAGCTCAAGTTCAATATCATCTTCTAGTTCTTCAAGTTCACAAAGTTCTAGTTCTTCAAGCTCAGAATCATCAAGTTCAAGTTCAATGTCTTCAAGTTCAAGTTCACAATCATCTAGCTCAAGTAGTGAATCATCTTCAAGTGAATCATCTAGTTCTTCTATTAGAAGTTCATCTAGTTCACAAAGTTCACAATCATCTAGCTCAAGTAGTGAATCTAGCTCAAGTTCAAGTAGTGAATCCAGCTCAAGTCAAAGTTCTGAAAGTTCAAGTTCTAGTTCTAAATCTCCTACAGACATAAACATTCAATTAGAACTACTTGAAATGAATTGGACAATATTTGATCAAGTTGTTTCAATTATTAATGAGCGACTTGGGAGAGAACCAGAATATATAAACACAACAACAAATTTAATTTTTTATCTTACTTAGTATAAATAAACAATAGAGGTATATAATTTATGTCAGCATTAGATGCATATAAAAAAATGTTAGAAAATGGTTCAGCATCAAAACCAATAAAAATATCACAGCCAACACCTGAAAATCCAGATGGTGGTATTGGTGGTAGTATGGCACAAAACACATCATTAGGTGAATCAAAAGAAGATACTAGTTGGCAAGAATTTGATTCACAAATGCAAGAATATAAAAAAACAAGAAAACCAAAAAAACAAGTTAAGTCAAAAAACGAAAGCAATATAGTAAAAAAACTTGAAAGAAGAATTGTTCTTCTTGAAGGCATTGTAGAACAAATAATGAAAACACAAATGGATTTATTGAAAAATGGGTAAAATTGGATCAAATGAGTGGGAATTATATGATATTTCTAGTAATGTTGAACAAGATTTGTTCAAAGGATATATTACTGAATTTACTGATATTGCTGGAATAAGAATAGAGTATTATATAAGAGATGAGAGTATTGAAATGGATGATTTGTATGGTGAATCAACAAATACAAGTTATATGACACCAAAAGAAACTAAAATTGTTTATGATGTAACAGAAGAACCGACAATGACAACAGGTTTTGGTATTAATTCAGAGGAACAAATACAATATGCTTTAATGCCAAAGTTTACTTTTACAAGAGATGTTAGTGGTGGATATAGTCCTAAACCCGGCGATGTTATTAAAACAATATGGAATAATAGAGTATATGAGATAGCTGATGTTGATGAAGAGGCACATATTTTTCATTTGAATAAACAAATATGGTCGTTTATTTTGAAACCATTTAGATTTAGCGATCAATCACAATCTATTGGTAATAATGTTGGTCCAGATGATATAACACAATTTAATAGAGATCCATCACCAGAGTTAAATCCAGACACAACCACTCAACCATTGACAGCTTATGGTGATAATAAATTTATAGAAGAAGAAAGTGATGAAATAATTGATTACGATAATTCAATTTATGGGAATTTTTAAATAATAGGAGATTAAAATAATGACTAGAGATTATGATTATGAAGAAAAAGTAAACGATGCTTATAAAAAAGTTCTTGAATACGATAAAGAAAAAATAGATGAGATCAAAGATAAGAAAGATAAGCAGTTTAAATGGACACATGGCATTAATGATGCTTATAAGAAAGCTATAAATGAAACTGTAGACATGACAGGTGAGAAATGTGAGAAATGTAAAAAAGGTGTTTATAAAGAAACATCAATACATGATGATGCTGATGGTGTATTACATTGTTCAGAATGTAATGATCAAATAAAAAGATATAAATAGAGTTATTAAATGGCTAGAGAATATTATTATTATAAAGCATTTAGAAAAACAATCATTCAATTTCTAGATATATTTAATGAGATAAATATTGCTAGGTATGAAAGAGATGGTACTACTATTTCTAAATATATAGAGGTTCCTATAAAATTAGCAGTTAAAGAAAAAACTTGGTATTGGTTACATGAAAGAAAAGATGATCAAATGTTACCAATGATAACTGGTTGGATATCTGCAATTGATTATGCGGCAGATAGAAAAATTAATTCTGGTTATCAAATAACAAGCTCAACCGATGTAGATGGTGGATCAGTATCAAGATATCTTTTACCAGTTCCATATAATTTAACATTTACATTAAATATATGGTCATTACATATGAGTGATATAGATCAAATACTTGAACAAATTTTACCTTGGTTTGATCCTTTTATATATGTTAAAATGAATATACCAGAACTTGACTGTGCGTATGATATAAAAGTTATATTTCAAAGCTGTACTCCAGAAGTTTCACTTGAAATGGCTGATGAGGATTATAGAGTTATTAACTATACAATTGATTTCTTAGTGGAAACTTATTTATTTAAACCAATTTCAAATTCAGGAATTATCAAAGAAATTATAACTAGTTATTATACAAATGAAGATGTGTTTGAATCTAGATCATTTACATCTTCAACAGTTTCAGCAGCTCCTTCTGGTGGTATAAGAAATTTAATAATAGGTTGGAAAGATGAAGATGGGAATACAATAACTAAAATGGAGGAATTTGGACCATAATGGGACTTTGTGGTGATGCAAATATAAGTTTGAATAAAGCAGCTCCGACAAATTTTGTTTTGTCGTTTCCAGTGCTACCAACTCAAACAACAACATCAGGTAGTGTTCCTTTAGTTATGAATATTTTTGGTGCTGTTGTTCCTTCTATTAGTTTAAATTCAGAAGAAAAAATGTGGCAAAATACTAAAGTAAAGGGTGTTCAATCGCCTTTAGAATTTGATCAATGGTTAGTAAATTTTGTTGTAGATGATTATTTTCAAAATTGGAAACTTCTTTTTGATTGGATGGCATATATAAATAATAATAAAGATAAAATGATGGAACGAGAAATTAATTTTAAAGTTGATGCATCATTAATTCTTTTAAATAATTTTAAAACAAAAATTTTAAATATAACATTTGTTGGTATATGGCCAACTACTTTAGGTGAGGTTTCAATGAACCAAAGAGAAGGCGATATATCATTAGAATGTATGGTAAACTTTAATTATGATTATTTTGAAGTAGAAGAGCTATAAAAATATAAATAATATATAAATAAGGTGTAGAATAATATTAGCTTATCTATTTTATAAAATAGATATAAAGGAGAAAAAAATATGGCATTATATTTAAGCCCACTTGTGGACATTAACGAAATTGATTTAACTACAACAATACCTGCTGTAGCAACTTCAATTGGTGCTATTGTACTACAAAATACCTGGAAAGGGCCAGAAAAAAAACAAATACTAGTAACAAGTGTTGATGAATTAATAGAAAATTTTGGAGAACCAACATCAACAGAATATGAGGATATTTTAGCAGCAACAGGCTATTTAAAATATGGTTCTGTTCTTTATTGTACAAGAATGATGCCATCAGGTGCTACATTTGCTGGTGTTTATGGAACACCAGCTGCTTCAGGATCATTAACAGCATATACAACAGCAGTATCTGATGCATATACATTAACAGATTTTGCTTCAGAAGATCCGGATGAATTTGGTAATGAAAGCGTTGTTTTTGATGCAGGAAGAGCTGACAATGGATATACTTTATCAATTATAGCAAAAAGTAGAGGATTATGGGGTGAATCTATAAAAGTAGCTTTAGTTGGCAGAGATACTTATAATAGTGTAAGACAAGGAACATTAGCCGGACCTATAGGAATATCACAAGATTTGCATGATGATATTAGTGATTGTGATGTATTATTTAGTTCTGATTATCAGTTTCTTATATTAGTAAAAGCTGCTAGTCAAACTCAAGCAAGCATATCACCAATTACATATAGTGTAGTAGAAAAATATCTTGTATCTACAAGCACTTCAGAAGCTGATGATGAAGGACAAAATCTTTTTTGTGAATCATCAATAAATAGTTCTTCTAATTATATTAGAATAGCAATGTCATCAGCACATGAAAATACTGATTATTCGTCATTTTTTACAACTGACTATACTCTTTATGATGGTGGATCAAATGGTGGAACATTAACAGATAGTGATATAATAGCTGGTTATGATTTATATCAAAATCCAGAAGAAATAGATGTAAATATTTTTATTGATTCTGGTAAATCAACAGCAGTTAAAACAAGATTAATTGATATTTGTGAAATAAGAAAAGATTGTATGGCTATATTGGATGTTCCTAAATCATTAGTTGTAAATAACAGAGGAAGCGAATCTACAGATTGTAGAGATTTTCGTTTGGGAACACATGCAACACCAGCATATCAGTTTAATGAAAATACAAGTTATGCTGCTGTATATGCAAATTGGTTAAATATTTATGATAAATGGAGTGGAAGATATCGCTGGGTGCCGTCTTCTGGTCATGTAGCTGGAATTTATGCTAATACAGATAATGTTTCTGATCCTTGGTTTGCACCAGCAGGACTTAATAGAGCTATTTTGTCTGGTATACGAAAGCTAGCTTGGAATCCAACAAAGGGTGAAAGAGATACTCTTTATAAAAATGGTTTAAATCCAATTGTTTCTTTTGCTGGTCAAGGAAAAGTTGTTTGGGGTCAAAAAAATATGTTGGACAAATCTTCAGCATTTAATAGAGTAAATGTAAGAAGATTATTTATTATTTTGGCTAAGTCAATATCGACAGCATTAAAATATTTCTTATTTGATCCGAATGATGCATTTACGAGAATTCAAATTATAAATATGATTGAACCTTTCTTGAGAGATGTTAAATCTAGAAGAGGTATATATGATTATCTAGTTGTTTGTGATGATAGAAACAATACTAGTGAAAGAATTGCAAGAAATGAATTATGGTGTGATATATATGTTAAACCAACAATAGCTGCTGAATATGTTGTATTAAATCTAGTAGCAACTAAAACAGGTGCATCATTTACAGAGCTTGTTTCTTCTGTATAATAAATATAGCATACTAACATAATAGGAGTGAATAAAATGGAAGTAAGATTAATAACAGAAACATCATATGATTTTGAAATTATAGAAGATAGTAAAAACAATAATACATATGTTGCTGGGATTTTTTCCAGTGCAGATATTGTAAATTCAAATAATCGTAAGTATAAAAAGCCTATACTAGAACGAGAGGTTTCTAAAATCAATGAAAAACTTGAAAAGAAATCTCTTTGGGGAGAGCTTGGGCATCCTAACATGCCCGAAGTTAATGCTGATAGGATTGCTATACTAACAACTCAACTAGAGTGGAAAGGAAATAATCTTTATGGTAAGGCTAAAGTACTGGATACTCCTATGGGTAATATTGCGAAAACATTAATAAAAGAAGGCAATATGGGTATTAGTTCTAGAGGATTGGGAACAGTTGCGGATGATGGTTATGTAAATGAAGATTTTAATTTAATAACTTGGGATCTTGTTACTGATCCTTCAAATGGGCCATCTTGGGTAAAAGGTATTTACGAAGGTAAATCATTTGATGAGTACTTCAAAAAAGAACCAACCATAGAGGACGCTAAAGAATATTTAAAGAGAAAAATTTGGCAAGTAATAGAAAATATAGATAAAAATCTCTAATTCAAATCATTTGATATTATTGAATATTAGAATATTTATGCTATTTTTATAGTATATGTATAAATAACATAAAAGAAAGTATAATTTTTAAAATAAATAGGAGGAATAAGATATGGATAAACTTCTTGAAATGTTGGGTGCGAATAAGTTGGATGAATCAACTCAAACTCAAATTAAGGAAAAACTTGAAACACTTATTGGAGTGAAAGCTCAAGAAAAGGTTAATACAATTCTAAAAGAAGAAAAGGATAAACTGGTTGAGTCTTATGAAGGAAAATTTGAAGAATACAAAGAAGAAATTACAGGCAAATTTTCGAATTTTGTAGACTCTGTTCTTGATGAAGAATTAACAATTCCTGATAAAATTATTGAATTTGCTAAAAAAGGCGAACTTTATCATGATTTGATTGAACAGTTTAAAATTCGTTTGAGTGTAGATGAAGGACTTTTAGATGAGGAAGTAAAGGGGCTTTTGAAAGAAGCGAAAGAAGAAATTCTTAAATTACGTGAAAGCATGAATAAACAAATTGAGGAAAATCTTGAAACTCGTAAAGATGCTCAAGAAATGGCTTCTGAAATTTATTTAAGAAGAAAATGCGATGGTCTTACAGAAGGCCAGAAAAAATATGTTATGGAAATGTTAGACAGCGTTACTGATAAATCTGAAATAGATAAAAAATTCGATATCATTCTTGAAGCTTATAAAGAAGAAGACGATGAGGATGATGACGATAAGAAAGACAAAGACGATGAAGATGACGACAAAAAAGGTAAAGGTAGTGTAGATGAGAAAGACGAAGAAGACGATGACGATGATGACGATAAGAAAGACAAAGATGATGAGGACGATGAAGACGATGATGATAAGAAAGACGAATCTTCAAGTCCTTTCAAAGATGTAATGAAGCAATATGTAAAAGTATTACAAGAAAACAAAATTTAAAATATTATAATAAAAGTAGGAGGAAACAAGCATGAATGTAAAAGACCTTATAAAAAAATGGGGAGGGGTTCTAGATGAAGGATCTCCAATTACATCATCTAAGATTAAAAAATCAACAGCTATTATGTTGGAAAATCAACATAACTCTTTGATGGAAACAACTGGATGGGGTACTGGGGCAGATTCGTTTGGTGCTGGTGATGGTGTTGGTAGTGCAAACTATGGAACATCTGGTGTATTCCAAAAAATTGCCGTTCCAATGGTTCGAAGAACTTTCCCAGAACTGGTAGCACATCAACTAGTTGGTGTTCAACCATTGACTGGTCCTGTTGGCCTTGCTTTCGCGTTGAGATTTAAAGCTGGTACAACATCAGGTACTTATACAGCTAACACTACAGAATTGGGATATAATACTCTTGATTCTACGTATTCTGGTTCTTATGTAACATCCGCTGGTGAAGCACTTGGTTCAGCAACGGGAACACCAGGAACAGTTGGTAGTGATATTGGTTTAGGTTTAGGAACTGGAACCCATATTCGCGAAGTAAACATGACAGTAGAGAAAACACAAGTTGAAGCAAATACTCGTAAATTGAGAAGTCGTTGGTCACTTGAAGTAGCTCAAGATTTGAAAGCTATGCATGGGTTGGAACTTGAAGAAGAAATGATGGATATCCTAGCATATGAAATCACAGCAGAAATTGATCGCGAACTTATTGCGGCAATTGATACTACAGTACATAATGTACTTAATTATCACAGAACATGGTCATTCACAACATCAGCAACACAAACTGGTCGTTGGGAAATGGAACGTTACCGTGAATTGTATCATTATCTAATCCGTAGATGTCAAGATATTGCTATCAATACTCGTAGAGGATCTGGTAATTGGATTGTTGGTAATCCGAGAGCCGTTGCTATACTTGAAACCTTGGCAGCATTTACAATCGCCCCTGTAGCTGGTGATGTAAATACAGCACCAACTGGTGTATCAAGACTTGGTTCACTTGATGGAAGACTTACGGTTTACCGTGATACATTCCAATCAGCAGATCAATTTTTGATTGGTTATAAAGGACCATCTGAGTATGATACAGGTGTTATTTATCTACCTTATATTCAACTATTGGCTTCAAAAGCAGTATTTGAAAATTCATTCCAACCTTCAATTGGATTGATGAGTAGATATGCAATACATAATCATATTTTTGGTGCGAAAAATTATTACCAAAAGATTACAATGACTAACTTACCTACGTAAGATAGTTTGATTTATAAAAAAGGAGTGTGAACAATTCACACTCCTTTTTTTATGCTTAAAATTTCATTTACTTTCTTGGCTTTTTATGATATTATATAAATAACTCTTAGAGGTGTATTATATGGAAATTGATAGACAAAATCTAGAAGATGAATTTGATATGGAAAACATAAGTAATGATATTTCAAATTTAGAGCCAGTAAATGTTGATGATCCAGAAGAAGTTATAAAATCAAATATTGAAAGAGCAGAGCGTATATTAAATTTATTAGAAAATGAGCTTAATAGAGGAAATATAACAGCAAGAATGATGGAGGTCGCATCTACTTTAATAAATTCTGTTACACTATCATCAAAGGAATTAATATCAGATAGAAACTACAAATCTTATTTACAAGTTCGTCAACAAATGATACAATATAAATATGATGAATTAGATTTTAAAAAAAATAAAAAGGAACAACCAGTAAATCAAAATTTAATTATTGCGAACAGAGAGGATATTCTTAAAATTATCAATAAATCAGAAACGAAAAAAATAGGAATATAAAATATGAATGAGAAAGGAAAAAAGAATACAATGATTAATAACAATTGTGATGGTAATGTCGGTAACACCAATGATTTTACAGAAATTATTGTGAAACAAAAAAACGAAACAAAAGCATTCGAACAATGGGAAGGAACGGTTCTTGACTATCTTAAAAAGGTAGATGAGAACAAAGAAATTGCTGATTTCGCATCAGGTCGTGTTTTTAATATGATGATGCAAAGAGGAACGGAAGAAGTGGATAGATCACTACTAACACAGGGGTATGATGATCTTGTAAAATACAATTTCTTTGATGATAAGATGTATGGAATACATGAACCAATTCATGATATGATGAAATTTTTGAAAGCCGCATCAAGGAGAACTGAAACAGGTAAAAGAATTCTTTTGCTTGTTGGTCCAGTTTCTTCTGGTAAATCAGAAACAGTCAAACTCATTAAAAAGGGATTGGAAAGATATGAAACAGAAAAATATGCCATCAAAGGATGTCCTATACATGAGGAACCATTGCATGCTATTCCAGATAGTGATAGACCATTCTGGAATGAAAGATTAAAAACAAAAATTGAAGGAATGTTATGTCCTAAATGTCAGCAAAATATTGATGAGAATTATACTAAAGATGGTGTTGTTCAGTGGGACACCATCCCTGTTGAGAAAATTAATATTTCTGAGCAACGAAGAGTATGTATTGGTACTTTTCAGCCTTCTGATCCTAGCTCACAGGATATTACAGAACTTATTGGTAGAGTTGATACAGCAAAGCTATCAAGGTTTGGTGAGACAGACCCAAGAGGGTATAAATTCGATGGTGAACTACAAGTTGCAAATGGTGGTATGATTGAATATGTGGAGTTATTAAAAGCTGATATAAAATTCCACTATGTTCTTATTACAGCCGCTCAGGAACAACTTATTAAGTCTCCTGGTTTTCCACAAATGTATATTGATACAATGATTGTTGGTCATACTAACCAGACTGAGTTTGATTCTTTTAAAGCAGATAAGAAAAACGAAGCTCTACATGATAGAATGTATATTGTTAAATGGCCTTATAATCTAAGAGTAGATGATGAAATTAAAATCTATGAAAAGATGATTAGAGAATCTGATTTCAGAAATATACATGTAGCACCAGGTACTCTAAAAGCCGCTGCTCAATTTGCAATTTTAACAAGGCTTACTAAAAGTGGAAATGTATCATCTTTGATTGAAAAAATGAATATCTATAATGGTGAAATATCAGAAGAATTCAAAAAAACAGATGTTGATTTAAAACATTTGATTGAGGAAGGTAGAAAGAATGGAGAAGGTATGTTTGGTATTTCTCCAAGATTTATTATCAATGCTATGAATATAGCACTTGGTTCAAAAGAATCAAAAAACTGTATTAATGCAATTGATATTATTCGTGCCTTGAGAGATAACTTTTCACATCATATTGGTATCGCAGAAGAGGAAATTGAAAATTATATGAATCTATTGATTGCTAGTAAAGATTCTGTATCATCAAAGTATAAGGAATTCGCTATGAAAGAAGTAAACATGGCATTTTTACATGCATATGAGGAACAGGCAGAATCATTGTTCGAAAGATATATGATAAATGTTGAGTCTTTCTGTAAAAAAGAACAAATTGAGGATTCTATTACTGGAGAGTATGGTGGTCCGGATGAAAAAATTATGAGATCTATTGAAGAACTAATAGGTGTTCCACAGGAAGGCAAGGAAACATTTAGAAATGGTATTTTTGTTTATAAGTCAGATTATTTAAGTAGAAATCTTCCATTTACATATAATGATTATGATCCTATTCGCGAAGGTATTGAAAAGAAACTCATTAGCGATTTAAGGAATGTTGTGTCATTATCATTGACCGATTCATCATCAACAAATCCAAAATCAAAAGCTAAGAGAAATAAGGCTGTAAGAACGCTTTTGAAAAAGGGATATTGTGAGAAATGTGCAAACACTTTACTATCATATATTGGTGAGGCACTTCGCAGAGATTCGTGAGAATTTCATAAATATAAATTATAAAATCAAAGAAAGGGTATTGGATGAATGACAATGAAGAGTTTGAAGATGATGATCTTGATGAGTTTTCTTTTGGAAATGATAAAAGTAAAATCAGAATAGCATATGAGGATATAAGGTCTATAATATATAGTTTTATTATGATGATCTTCTATAATATTAGAAGATCATCAACATATAGAACCATACATATAGGCTTTATGATTCTATGGGCTATAATATGCTGGACAGTAACACTAGGACAATTTGATATAAAAATAATGGATGGTGAAAACAAAAATGTTATTTTCCATTTACCAAGTTTATAGAAAGGAATAGAATGACAATAATATATCATGATCGCTGGGGACTATCAGACAAGGGAAGAAAAGATGCACAAAGGCATCGTGAAAAAATTGATGATGCTATTCGCAGAAACGCCCGTGATGTCATTGGTGAAGAATCAATTATAACTAGAAAGGGTAAGAAGATAGTAAGAATACCTGTAAGGGGATTAAAAGATTATCGTTTTATTCATGGTAATAGTAAAGGTAGTGGTGGTGCTGGACAAGGTGATGGTGGACCAGGTGATATAATAGCTAGAAAACCAAAACAGGGACATGGTGATTCAAAACCTGGTAATCAAAGAGGTATTGATTATATGGAAACAGAAGTCGATATAGATTATCTTCTAAAAATCATGTTTGAAGATTTAGGATTACCTTGGATTGAAGAAAAAACAAAAGCAAGACAGATTATACCAAAAGGCTGGAAATTTAAGGCTATATCGAAAAAAGGTATACCACCCAGATTGCATAAAAAGAGAACAATGATAGAAACAATTAAGAAGAATATTGTTCTAGCAGCAGCTATAATGGAAGATACAGGATGTGATGAAGAAACAGCTTATAAAGCATTAAATATGTCATTCTGTGATCTAAATGAAGCTATTATGATAGTTAAGGAGAATAGAGTAGATCCAGATGCATCAACAGACCTAGTTATAACAGATGATGATATGAGATTCAAAAAAATAGAACAAACAGTAGAATATCATTCGAATGCTGTTGTTATTGCTATGATGGATGTATCTGGTTCAATGTATAAAGAGAAAAAATATCTTTGTAGAAGTCTATTATTCTGGATGACAGAGTTTCTAAAGAAATCATATGAACATGTTCAAATAAGATTTATACAGCATACAACAGAAGCACAGGTTGTAGATGAAGATTCGTTTTTCAATAGAGGCGAAAGTGGTGGGACTTTATGTTATACAGCATTTGAACTAGCAAATTATATGATTGAAACAGAATATCCAATAAATGAATGGAATGTGTACTGTGTATATTGTGGGGATGGAGAGGATTTTGATACAGAAAAAACAGTCAAACAAATCCAAATCATGTTAGATAAAAAAGTTAATATGTTGAGTTATATTGAAGTTTTGTTAAATGGAGAACATACATATAGTGGTTCTTTGTTAAATAAAATCAAAAGCAAATGGAGGTTTAAGACCGCAAGAATAAAAAGAACGGATTTTCTAAAGAATGATGAATTGAGATTTTTATGTTCTATAATAAAAGATTTCAAAGGAGAAGAAATAATGAAAGTGTTAAACATAAAAGAAAACGAAGATGGTTCTGCTAATGTTGAATTAGATATTGATGATACAGAATTAAATATACTCGTTGAATATGCTATTGTGACCCTACTTAAAGAATATATAAAAAGTGAAAGGGATATAAATGAATAAGTCTGAAATGAAGAGATTGATAAAGGTTGAAGAACGAATATATCAAATTGCTGAAGAAATGGGTTTAGAGTTTTGTCCTATAGAATTTGATGTTGTTCCAAACAAGAAGATGATAGAGCTAATGGCATATATCATGCCTGGAAATATATCCAACTGGAAATATGGAAGAGATTATGAACGAATTCGTACAATGTATGAAAAATCAAATTATAATCTTCCTCTTGAAATGGTTGTGAATACAGATCCATCAAGAGCATATTTAATGAAAGATAATACTTTTGCAATTCAGGTTCTTGTTATGTCTCATGTTGTTGGTCATGTTGGGTATTTTACAATGAATAAACATTTTACACCTACAGATAAACAAATCATTACAGTAATTTCAGAAGCATCAAAGAGATTTAATAAGTATGAAAGAATGTATGGTATTGATATTGTAGAGAAAACAATTGATGCTGCACACTCGATTATGTTTCATTCTTCACCATTTGATACTGAATTGGAAAGTGAAAAAAGAGAACGTATATTTAAACAGATGAAAAGAAAATTTGTATCAAAGGGAAGATCTGAATTTGGAGACTTAATACCATCAAATAGTATTAAAGTAGAAGGAGATATAGAATTATATAATAGAGATCTATGGATGACTTTGAAAAAAAAATCACCAGTAGAACCAACAGAAGACTTTCTTAGATTTATAATTGATAACTCAAAATCACTAGATGATTGGCAAAAAGATATTTGTGAAATTATAAGACAACTAGGTATTTATTTCTGGCCTCAAATGAGGAGTAAGTATGCAAATGAGGGGTTCGCTACATTTATCCATGAAAAAATAATGTGGCAACTATTTCAAGAAGATTATTTGGATAAATCAGATCATGCGCAGTATAACTATTCTAATTCTCTTGTGAAAGCTAAAAATCCGTTATCATTGAATCCATATTTAGTAGGATCAAAAATATGGGAAGATATTGAGGATAGATGGAATAAAGGAAGATATGGTAAAGAATATGAAAATGTAATAAGTATAAAAGAAAGAGAAAATTGGGATACAGGTGTTATGAAAGGTAGAGAAAAGGTTCTTGAGGTTGTAAGAACATGTAGCGATTGGTTTTTTATGAAAGAATTTTTAACACTAGATCTAGTAAATGATATGGATTTATACATATATGCTATAAAAGATACAAATGTTTCAGAAGATTTCATTATAACAAAACATAAAGCAAAAGAGATTGCTGATTTAATATCATCAAGTTTTGTTCATAGTGGTGTTCCAAAAATTCAAATAGTTAATAGTGATAGTAAAGGAAGAATGAAAATTGAACATATGTTTTCTGGCATACCACTTGAACCTACATATTGTAAAGAAACATTAAAACATATACATTTTTTATGGGGAAACGATATTGCTTTAAAAACAAATGATGGCAAAAGAGATATATTTTATACTGCATTAAAAAAGAAAGGAAAATGATAATTATTATATCAATAGTATTATGTGTTGTTGTTTTTATTCTTGGTTGTATTATGGGAACAACAAAATGGTTTGATAAATTAATGAAAGATATATTAGATAAATAATAAAAAGGGATAGATATAAAAATCTATCCTTTTTTATGCTCAATATTATATAAATATATATAAGTATAATTAATTATGGATAAATACGAATCAATTAGAAAAAAATTTAGATCAACAACTCACGGCTCCATGGCGGTGCTTATAGAAAAATATTCTGTAAAGAAAATGGCAGAAATAGGACTCTATAAATGTAGAGCTGTTAAAGATCTTTTAAGAAAATATGATAATATCCTTGATGAATACTGGGGCATTGATTTTTTTCTTGAACAAGATTGGAGCAAAGAAAGAGGATTATATCAAAAAGAATGGGATGATTTATATGGATGGGCCTGTCATTTTATGATGTTTTTTAAAAGCTTTAGAGTGCTTAAAATGTCATCTAGAGAGGCATCAGATTTGTTTGGGAAAAGAAAATCGTTTCCTGACTGGCGACCATTTGATATGGTATTTATTGATGCTGCTCATGATAAGTATTCTGTAAAGAAAGATATAGAGTTATGGATTGGTCTGATAAAACCAGGTGGAATTATATCTGGACATGATTATGGCCAAGGCAGACATCCAGAGACAGAATCAGCAGTTAATGAATTATTAGGTAAAGAGAATATTAAAACATTGCCAGGATATGTATGGTATATGGAGATACAATGAAGTTCAAACAATATATAAATGAAGTCGATTTGAGTTTTTTATATGATGATGGTGAAGTTGAATTAATTGCCGAAAAACTAAAGAAAGACTGCATGCCTTTTATAAAAGAAATGAAAAAAGTCAAACCAGAAAGTTGGATATATAGAGCTACAGAAAGTGTAATAAAAGATATTAAAAAAATCAAACCACGAACAAATAGAAGACCTCGTAATATGCCAGAAGAATTACATACATATATGAATATGTCGTTCAAAAAACATTTTGGTTGGAAACCTAGAAGTGAGGGTGTTTTTACATCCAGTGATTATTGGCAACTAGAACATGTATATGGTAATGTATATATGTTTTTTCCTATAGGTAATTATAAGTATGTTTACCATCCCCATGTAATAGACATATATATGTTTTTTGATCAAATATATAATATAAGTATGGGTGGTAAATATATTAAAATAGATAAAATGAAGAAAAAATTTAATGATATTTTTTTACAATATACAGATAAAAATCTAAAGAAAGCATATTATGGTAAAGTAGAAATAACATTTAAATGTAAATCATATTTTCTAGTTAATAGAAAATATGAAGATGTATTGAAAGAAAATATATACGGTTTGAAATAATAAGTAAAACCAAGGAGTGTGAATTAAATTGGCAATACGGTATGATGAGCAATATGTAAAACGCCCAAACACAGAAATAGAATATACACCAGAAGATATTTCAGAGTTACACAAATGCTCACATGATATAGATTATTTTTTAAAATATGTTAAAATAGTCAATCCAGATAAAGGTGAAATGTTTTTTGATCCTTATGACTATCAAAAAGATTTGCTCGATAAATTTGCTAAAAATCGTTATAATGTAGTACTGGCATCAAGACAGAGTGGTAAAACTACTTCTGTTGCGGCATATGTACTTTGGTATTCTTTATTTCATAATGATAAAACCATTGGTATTGTTTCAAATAAAGAAGCATCAGCTAAAATGATCCTTGGACGATTGAAACGTATGTACGAATGCTTACCTGTTTTCTTAAAACCTGGTGTTCATGAATACAGTAAGACATTTATAACATTTGATAATCATACTAGAATTTTAATTTCAGCTACATCACCCGATGCGTTTCGTGGTGAATCAATAAACTTACTTTGTACAGATGAGTTTGCTTTTGTACCAAATAATATTGCTGAAGAGTTTTGGGCTGCTAATTATCCTACTATTTCTGCATCTACTGAAGCAAAAATTATCATGATCAGTACGCCATGTGGTATGTTTAATTTGTTTCATAGAATATATTCACAATCCGAAGCCAATATGAATAGTTTTGTTCATACTAGAATAGGATGGGAACAGGTTCCTGGTAGAGATGAAGCATGGGCAAAGGAACAAATAGAGAATCTTGGTATGACTAAATTCAATCAAGAATTCAATGTACAGTTTATTGGATCAACACATACTGTATTAAATACAGAAACAATAGAAACACTTCTAACTGTATGGAGTGATCCTAATTTTACTGATCTTAATGATAGATTTAGAATATGGGAAAAACCAGAAAGTGGTGATAAATATGTAATGGGTGTTGATACTAGCAAAGGAACAGGAGAGAATTGGTCAACAATACAAGTATTTAAAATGAAGAGCATAAATCCTGTTGCATTGGAACAAGTTGCTGTATTTGAAGATAATTTGACTGATGTATATGAGTTTTCAGATATAGTTGATCGTATTTCATTATATTATAATAATTCATATATAATGGTTGAGAATAATGGTGAAGGTGCACCAGTTGTTCAAAGACTGTGGTGGGACTTGGAAAATGAAAATCTTGTAAATACAGGATCTAAGGTTGCAAATCTTGGAATACGAGCTACCAGAAGTACAAAACCAAAAGCTGTTTTGCTTATGAAAAAGCTTATAGAAGATGGTAGTGTAATAATCAATGATAAGAATACTATAGAACAATTAAGTACTTTTATAGAAGATGGTAATAAATTTTTTGGCAAAGATAAACCAGATGATCTTGTATCTGCTTTATATTGGGCATCGTATATATTTGAAATGAATATTCTAGATGAATCTATGGGATTTATAAGTAAAGATGATGATGTAGATATGTGGGGTATATTATCAGATGTAGAAAAACCAGAAGAAGATTGGAGTTGGTTAAATAATTCTGAAATTTATAACTAAAAATTATATAAATAAATAATAAGAGAGATAAAAAATGGCTATAACAAAAGTTGATTTATCAACAAAAATTCGTCGCAGGTTAGGACACCCTTTAATAAAAGTAGAGTTAGATGATACTCAAATATTTGATGCTATAGATTATGCAAGAGATAAATTTATAAAATGGGCGGTTGGTCAATCAAGAATTGAAACATTCTTTACTATGGCATTATCTGCTACTCAAACAGTTTACCAATTACCAACTGGTGTTACAGAGGTAGTTGATTATACTGATTCTGGTGGATCTGCTGGCGGCGGAATAAATACATTGTTTACTCTAGATAATTACTTATATAACAATGGTATGTATGAGGCATTATATCGTACAAACATGAGTGGTGGTGGGTATACTATAATATCATATCATATAGCTAGAGATTTTCTAGAAACAGTTAATAGATATATACCAACAAAATATAATTGGAAATATCATAGATTTTCAAATGAATTAGAAATACAACCAGCTCCACCGACAGGAAATGCATTAACAATAACACAAGATGGTAATGAATTTACTATTGACTCACCTGGATATGCATTATTAAAAGTATATATGATGGAAGGAAGCACACATAATGAAAATTGGTCAAGTAGTGATCAGAATTTTTATACTAGTGATTGGATTTTCGATTATGCTCTTGCAGAATGTAAAATTATGTTAGGAAGAATAAGAAGTAAATTTGCTAATTTTACATCTGTTGGAAATACCGGTATAAGTATGGATGGTGGTGATCTGATAAGTGAAGGAAAAGAAGAAAAAGAAAAGCTTGAGGAAACACTTAGACTAGAGGAGGTGTGGGAAGGCCTCGATATTTCAATAGGATAGTATAAAATTAAAATGTTATAATAAAAGGTATAATAATGATAAAAAATGTTACTAAAGAAATGTATAAGTTAAATAAAATGTTAGAGCAAGAAATAAAGACGTTATCTAGTAATAATAATATTCTTAAAAAAGATCCAAAAGCATTATTAATGAGTGTTTTATTTCAAGACAACCATATCCACCACATATTACCAGATAACAATGAAAATAAAAAAATAATGCTTCAATCCATATATGATAGATATGGAGAAATAATAACACAGACACAAACAGAACCTACCAAAACAATAACACAGACACAAACAGAACCTACCAAAACAATCACACCTAAAGTAATAAAACGAACAATAGACAATCCACGAAAAATAATATTTGGGCATCATAGAGCATTAGGCGATGGGCTGATGTTTACATCAGGCATTCGTGATTTTAAATTACTTTTTCCAGATATAGTTATAAATGTAGATAGTAATCAAAAAATGCTTTGGGAAAACAATCCTTATATTGATAGAAGTATTAAAAAAGACGATGAGGGTGTTGAGTATTATAAAGTTGGGTATCCAATGATTGGTAATATCAATAACTCTCATATGCATTTTACATCAATGTTTCTTTTTGATATGATTGCTATTGCTGATTTTCATGAACCATTGCCAATGAGTATAGGAGAACTTACTGCTATATTTGCAAATGGTAGAATTGGTGATCCATCACTTGGTGATACAAAAAAGAATGCAGAAAATGCTATAGAACCATTTATATCCTTTCGTGAAAAATATCATCAAATTTGTAAAGAATTTGCTAGACAACGTGGTGATATTCATCTTACTAAAGAAGAGAAATCATATAATTTAATAAAAGATATTTATGGTTTTGAAAAGTATTGGGTAATTGGCCCAGGTGGTAAAAGAGATTGTACTTGTAAAATATGGGATTGGAGAAAGTTTCAAGAAGTTATAGATCATTTTGAAGGAAAAATAAAATTTGTTACTATAGGTAGAAGTGATCATTTAATAGAAAATCTTAGTAATGTTATTGATTTAACAGATAAATTTAATAAAAGTGTAAGATCACTTGTGCCACTTCTTTATCATGCTGAAGGGTGTGTAAGTGGCCCAAGTTTTTTAATGCATCTTGCAGCTGCAATGCCACCAAAGTATAGAAAAGCTCGTAAACCATGTGTTGCTATATTTGGTGGCAGAGAACCTCATATGTGGAGTGGATATACCAATCATCAGATTCTTCATTCAAATGGTATTTATTCTTGTTGTGATAATGGTGGATGTTGGAAAGCCAGAGTAACACCACTTCAAAAAGATCCGAAACATAATAAGAATCTTTGTAAGAAACCAGTTAAAGTTGATGATAAACATGTTGCTGAATGTATGGATAATATTACATCACAAGATGTTATTCGTGCAATAGAAAAATATTATGATGGTGATATATATAAATATGAAAATCAAGGAACTAGCTTAAAAAAATATATCAAGCCAGTAAAGAATATAACGATACCATCAATAATCAATCATACAAATAAAGAAATCAATATTGTTGGTAATCTTAACTCTAAGGGTGGTGGGGAACAAAGCTTAGCAATGATTTCCACTCTATTAAGAAAATCTGGTTGGAAGGTAAACTTGTATCCGTGGTCAACTGTTCATGAAAATTATAAAGATATAGAAACAGAGCCACATTCATATAAAGAAGGTATGCTTGAAAATATGAAAGAGGGTTTACCACTTCTATTTTATGCTAATGATTGTGTATGGGATTTCGCTAAAACGGCAGAACCTATAGTGAATAAAAGCTCTTCAGTCATAATAGGTATAAACTTTGCAAATGGATCATTAACAAAATGCAATTGGCTAGCAAAATCTAAAAAACTTAGAGCTGTTATTTTTCAAAATACAGAGAAACGCGATGAATGGATACGAGATGCAATAGGTTTTGATGATACACAACTTGTAGTAATGTTTGGTGCTATTAATCTTGAAAAATTTCTTGATGTTGCCCCACAGAAAAAAGAGAAAGATCAGGATCTAATGATAATAAAAACATGTCTTCCGGATTATAGAAAATATGTAACAACTGAAACTGAAAGCGGTGGTGATAAACAACATTTATGGCAACATAATATAATAAAAGAAAATGATGTTAAGTTTTATTCTCGTTTACTAAAAGATACAAAGAAAACAAAATTTGCATTTATGGTCGCTCATAAAGAATTAGTTAAGGCATTTGAGAAAGAGCCAAGAATGATTTTTTACAAATGGAATGAAATGGATGTTGGTGACTTTTTAAAGCAAGGTCATATATTTCTTTATAGAACATCTAATCATTGGAGAGATCAGTATCCAAGAGTAATGGCGGAAGCACTTGCTGCTGGTATTCCATGTTTAGGCGAGCCAAGAGATGGTACTAAAGATAGAATAGTTCATGGAGATTCTGGATTTCATTGTATTGATTATGATGGTTTTCTTTATGCAATAAAATTACTACAACGAAAAGAGGATTATCGTCATAAAATGGGAATGTATGCAAAAGAATGGGCAAAAAAGAATTTAGATCCAAAAAAATGGATTGAAGTTATAGAGCAATTAGTATTATAGAAAAGGGGAAGTAAATGAAAAAATATTTAAAATATCTATTGTATGTACTTGAACATAAAAAAAATGTTGGCATTGAATGTCTTAAAATGGGAATGCCAATTCATGCAATAACTCATGATCTGTCAAAGTTCCTTCCGTCAGAGTTTATACCTTATGCTAAATATTTTTATGATACAAATAAAGCCAAGAAATACGACAAAGGAACTGAAAATAATAAAGATTTTCAATTGGGTTGGAATCATCACCAAAAACGAAACAAACATCATTGGAATTATTGGGTAAGTGTAACAAGATCTTCTAATGCACAACTTCCCATTCCCATGCCCAGAAAATATGTAAAACAAATGATAGCCGATTGGCGTGGAATGAGTCGAAAATTTGGTGGAACATGGCAAAAATATTATAATGAAAATCACGAAGAAATGATTCTTCATAAGCGAACAATAACAAGAATTTCTATATTAAGTACACAGGATAATATATGAAAATTTTAGTTTATGGTAACAGAAGAAAATATAATGGATATGGTCATGGTTATAAAGGAAGCTGGTATGAAGAACTTTGGAGAGAAGAACTAGCTAGAAGTACAGATTCTTTTTTTTATGGATGGGGTTATGGTGAAAAATATGGATATGAATGGGATGGTGAAATAACATTACAAGAAATAATTGAAAAATATTATAAACCAGATGTTATACTTACAAATGGTTTAAATAAAATACAAGATTTTAATGATATTAAGAATATTTTAAAGATACATATAGCTGGTGATTTCTATGAGAATGGTAGAAATTTATCAAATTATTATAGACATTTTAACCACCATGCATTTGATATATCATTTGGATATTCTACATCAACAAGAGATTTTTTAAGAAAGAATAATGTAGGAAAATATCAATACATATTACCCTTTGCAGTAGATACAAATATATATAGAAAAAAGAGTGATATTCCAAAAGAAATAGATGTTTCTACATTTTGGGGAGCATCTGATAAAATATATCCTTTAAGAAGAAAAATAACAAGAATGATATGGAAAATGGATGTAATTAGTTGGATCACAAGAATATATTTTGAAGAAGCTGTTGATTTGACAAACAAATCAAAAATAGTAATAAATTGTAATTTTAAATTTAAATTTATAACTCCAAGAACACCAGAAACATTAGCATGTGGAACTTTTCTTTTAACTGATAATTGTGATGATTTAAAAAAATTTGGATATATTGATGGATATCATTTAGTTACTTTTGATTCATTAGATGATTTAAAAGATAAAATTTATTATTATTTAGAAAATGAAGATGAACGTGAAGAAATAGCACAAAATGGAATGGATCTTGTTAGAGAAAATTATAATAATGTTAATAGAGTCAATAAATTTATTGATATTGTTAATAAACATATATAAGGAGAAAATATGAATATAGGTGTTATTTATATTGCAGTAAATAAAAAGAAAGGAAGAAGTGATGGTCATGCAATAAAAAGTCAATATGAACTAGCAGTAATATCAGCAAAGAGTGTTAGAAAACATGTCCCAAATTTAGGTATTACTCTTTATACAAATTTGAATGTTGAATTTGATGAAGTTTTTGATAATGTTGTAAAAGTTGATCAACTTGAAACACATCATTTAATGTGGCAAAAAAAGTGGGAGTATTTATCTACATCACCATATGATATAACTTTACATTTGGATGCTGATACTTATGTATGTGATGATTTTTCTGAGATATTTCCATTGATGGATCATTTTGATATGGCCATCCCAATGTCGCCACATTATTTTTCTAGAAAAATAGGCAGAGTTCCAAAATCTTATCCAGAATTAGCAGGTGGTATGTTTATATGGAAGAAAAATGAAAAAATGATAAAGTTTATAAATGATATGATTGAAGAATTAAAAAATAGAAGAAGATACTTTACAGATGAACCATATTTAAGAATGTTGTTATATGAAAGTGATATTAGATATTCGGTTTTGCCTATGGAATATAATTGTGTTATAACACATCCTGGATATTTGTATGGTAAAATTAAAATAGCACATGGTAGATGTGATTTAGTTGAAAATGCTGAAATTATGAATAGAGATACTGGAAAAAGAATATTTTCTGGAGAAACTCTTTATCTTATGGACACAGCACAAAAATTTTTGACTGTAGTTGAAGAAATAAAATATGGCCATTCTAAATACACAGGAGGCCCTAAAAAAATAAAAATCCCAGAAGGAGAAACATTTTAAAATATGTTAAGAGAATTTAATAAAGACTGGGCAGTTATGGATTTACTTAGTGATCTTATTTTGAGTAATTCTGAAGGTGATATATTTGAAATTGGATTCGGAAGATCTACAAAAATATTGAATAAGTATGCTATTCATTATAATCGTATACATCATGTATGTGATATAAATTGGAAAAAAATTAATCAAGCCGATAAAAAACTTAAAAATTTAAATTCTTATGTAGGAAAATCTTTAGATTTTATAAAAACCTTTTCAGATATATCTATATCTATTGCTTTTATTGATGGAGAACATATTCATGAAACTGTTATGAAAGAATTTGAATTTATTTTTGAAAATTTAAGTAAGAATGGTGTTATATTCATACATGATACATACCCACCTGATGAAAGCTGGATTTCAGAAAATAATAAAGTTTCTGGTAATATTTATAAAGTTAGGCAAGGGTTAGAAAAAAGAGATGATTTACAAATATTTACATGGCCTTATAGTGCTATAAATAGTGGATTATCAATGATTATGAAAAAAGAAAAAAATAGACCGTTTTATAAGAGGTAATATAATGAAAAGAAATATAACAATTACAGAGTATGATGAAGATTATATGGGTATATTTTTTGGATTTTACTCTAATGATAAAATTAGCATAAGAAAAGATTTATCAAAAGCTGCGAAAAAACATTTGATATTTCATGAATTTACCCATTCACAAAAAATGTTTAAAAGCAGATTATTATCAGAACTTTATGCTAATTGGGTGGCATTTATGGCATCCCCCATTGGTGGAATAATTATTGTTTTTAAAACAGTTACATCACTAAAGAGATTAAGATATTATAAAAATCTTATAATAAAGGGAGAATAAAAACATGGCAGGAAAAATACATTATTATGATACATATGATTTGAGAAAATTTTTAAAAATATCACCATATTGTATAGATGGATTGATAGATATTGGTGCAAATGTTGGTTCGGTTTCTATAATGGGTAGATTATTGTTTCCAGCTGCGAGAATTATAGGATTTGAACCATGTAAAGAGACTTATGATATACTAGAAAGAAATATGAGATACTGGAGAATTGAAAGTCATAATATAGCAATAGGTGATGGAAATCCAATGTGTTTTATAAGAAGACAAAATAATGGTTATCATAGATTTATAAGAGAAGATGAGAATAAATGGTTGCCAAAGAAACCAGAATATTTTGTGGATAGTTTAACTTTAAAACAAATGTTTGATACATATAAACTGAATGATTTAGAATCTTATATAATAAAAATAGATACAGAAGGTGGAGAAAGACATCTTCTTAATGATGAATCTATTAATATAGTCAAGGGTTGTGTTCAGTTTATGGCAGAAATACATACTCCTTTTGGTGGTGAAATACAGGAATGGAATGATTGGATAGATGAGTTTAAAGATGATTTTGAATTAAGATTATCTGTATGGAAGGATAAAGGAACAAAATATAAAAGAAGTGTTTATATACCAGTTGATAAATTACCAGAAGGTGGAACTATGGAGTTTATGCTAGTAAGTAAAGAATGGGTTTGTAAATATAGGATATAAAAATATGAAATGGACACCAAATAAATCGTATATGTGGAGAGAATATCAAAAAGAACTCATTGATGTTCAGAGGAAAATACAATATATAGATGATTTCGATGGTCTATATAATAAAGCATTTTGGGAAAAAAGGACTATAAGACCGTTTGATTATTATGGTAAAATTATTACAGAACTTTTTGAAATAAAATCTATGGTGGATTTTGGATGCGGCATTGGTCCTTATTTAGTTGGTGCTCTTCAAGGTGGTGCTAAAAAAGTTCTGGGTTTTGAAAAGGGATTTGAAATAGGAAAAGAATATATTCCAAAAAATATTATTGATCATATAAAATATGGTGATGTTGGTGAATTAATAGATTGTGGTAAATGGGACTGTGTTTTATCTATTGAAGTAGCAGAACATTTATTACCAGATGAAGTATCAATATATATGGAAAATCTAATAAATGCATCTAGTAGATTAATAATAATGAGCACATCACCAAAACGTAGTATGTATCATCTTAATCCGCAGTATAAATCATACTGGATACATAGATTTAAAGAATGTAACATAGAATACAGTGGAATGAAAACTCTGAGATTAGTAAATGCTTTAAAAAATATAAAAGCTAGAAGATATCTTATAGATTATATAATGGTATTTGAGGTATAATAAATGAAAAGAAAGAGATTCGTTAGTGTTACTGCAAATTCTATTTGTTCAATTATAGAAGAATATTCTGTAAAGAAATATGCAGAAATAGGTTTATGGAAATGTCGTGGAATGAAAAAAATATTAAAAAAATATGATGATAAAATGGATGAATATTGGGGTGTGGATCATTTTAGACAAAATTCAAAATTTTTTTATGCTAGTAGATTGATGATGTTTTTTAAAAGTTTTAAATTACTTAACATGACATCAGAGCAATCTTCTGTACTTTTTAAAGAAAGATCAGAACATCCAAATTGGAAACCGTTTGATATGGTTTATATTGACGCTTCGCATGATAAAGAAAGTGTTAAAAATGATATAAAATGTTGGAAACCATTAATAAAAAAAGGTGGAATTATATCTGGTCATGATTATACACATCCAAGTTGTCCAGAAGTTAAAATAGCTGTGGATGAATGCTTTGGAGAAGAAAATATCAAAACCCTAGAAGGATGGGTATGGTATATAGAAATATAATGAAAAAATATATAGATGAAACAAGTGGTATATGGAATATAGATATGGCAAAAAGACATCATAGTTATGATCCTGTTCTAGCTGGTGCTATAAAGTATATGTTCAAAAATCCAAAAAGAGTTGCCGATCTTGGATGTGGCACAGGTAGATATTGTAAAATATTTGAATCATATGACTGGAAAGTAGATGGATATGAAGGAACAGAAGGCATAAAAGAATTAGGTATCTATGATAATATTTATAGTTTAGATTTATCACAACCCATTAGTGGTGTTGATACAGAATATGATTTAGTTATATGTCTTGAGGTGGGTGAACATATTCCAGAAAAATGTGAAGACATATTCATTGATAATGTGGCAAAATTTACTAGCAAAAATATAGTACTAAGCTGGGCAATTCCTGGTCAGGGTGGAAAAGGACACTTCAATGAGAGGTCTAATAAATATGTCATCAAGAAATTTAGAGAACGAGGTCTATTTGTGAAAAAGAGATGGTCAAAGGTATTAAGATACTATAGTACATTGAGATGGTTTAAAAATACAATTATAGTTATGGAAAGAAGATAATGGGTAACGAATATCTTAGAAATTTTGAAATGGAATCATTATGGACTGTAGTAGATAGTTTAGCACCAATTATTTTATCTAATGTTAAAGGATCTATTATAGAAATTGGTATGGGTAATTCAACTATAATGCTTTTAAAACATGCAATTAAATATGATAGAGTTTTAATGAGCTGTGATCGTAGTGATAAAATTATTAAAAGAGTTAAAGATACTATTGATAAACATAAACTGAATTATAAAAGACATCATATCCATCAATGTATATCAACTGTTTTTATAGAAAAATTAAAGAAAACATTATTGAAAAATAATAATTCAGAATACTTACCAGCGATTGTTTTCATAGATGGTAATCATTATTATGATGCTATTAAATATGAAGTTGATTATTTTATGGATATTTTACCACAAAATGCTATGATATTTTTACATGACACATATCCACAGAAACATTATTATGAAAAGAAAATAAGTGCTGGCAGGACATGTGATTCATATAAGATAAGACATTATTTAGAAAATAATAAAGATTTATTTACTTTTACTTGGCCATATACTGCAGCATATTGTGGTTTAACAATGGTTATGAAAAAAGATTTAACTAGACTCTAGGAGAGAAAAATTAATGGATGATAGATTAAGAGAGTTGAAAGATGGTAGTTTTATAATTAATCAAAAAAATCTTTGTAAAGATATAGAGAAATTATGGTGGTCACAATATGGATCTAATTTTACTTTTTGGGATAAAAAGTTTATTAAATTAGAATCTGATAAAGAGTTTAAATATAATAAAATTTCTCTTTGTACAAATGTTATGGATAGATTAGATGATTTAAAACAAACATTACCACAGAATATAAAAGATAATTCTGATTATCCAAATGTTGAATATGTTATACTTGATTATAATAGTACTGAGGATAATCCTGGTATGTGGATTAAAAAAAATTATATGAATATGATTGAATCTGGTGAAATGATATTTATACAAGAGTGTACTGTAAAGAACTATAGTATGTCTCATTCAAGAAATATTTGTTTTAAAGTTGCTACAGGTGATATAGTTATTAATATAGATGCTGATGGATTTACAAATAAAGGATTTTGTACATTTTTAAATAGACTTGCTAATGATCAACCAGAAAAAGCAATATTTACAAAGGGTAAAAGTATGACCAGAGGTCGTCTTGGTTTTTATAAAAATGAGTTTATTGATTTACTTGGTGGTTATGATGAAAACATGGAAGGATATGGTCATGATGATAAAGATTTAATGTATAGAGCATGGCAGTTGGGTTTTAAAATGATGTGGTTTGGTGGTCAGTTTTATAGAGCCGTTGAGGGACACAAAAAACATCAATCAGCTAATTATAAAAGAAGTTGGAAAATAACAGAGTCACGAAATAAATTAATATCAATAATAAATTTAATTGTTGGTGATCTTAAATCTAATGAAAACCATCGTTGGGGAAGAGCAACATTAAGGAAGAATTTTAATGAATGGATCAAAATATAATATAAGATTGTGGAGTTTAGAAAAATTCGGTAGTAATTATATAGTAGATTGGTTATCAGAATATGATTGTAATGTGTATAATTTTGAAAATCAAGAAATAAAAATATCTAATGATGGATATGATATATTATTACTTAGAGATATTTGGAATTGGATGGCTGATTATATATACTATGATGAAAATACTAAATTTACTCTTGATAATTATAATCCATCATATAAAAATGATCCATATGCTAATCTTATAGATGGTAAAAAATACTTAGATATTAAATACTTATATTCTTTATATTATCAATATGCTAAGGAATTTATAGAATCAAATGAGTTTATTGTTATATCATTTAATAAATGGTTAGTAGATGAGGAATATAGAAAAGAAATATTAGATAAAATTGGAATTGAACATAAAAGTTATTCAATAGAAAGTGATGATATTTTAATTAGATGGGAAATTTTTATACAAAGTGTATCATTTTGGGAACAACTATTAAATTGTCAAGATGCTGTTGAACTTTCAAAGAAAATATTTGGTAGACCAAAAAGAATAATATGTTAAATTATAAAAAGGATAAAATATGAAAAATTTTATGGTAGCAAATGTGCAGAAAAAAGGTAGGTTTTCTCCAGGCATGACTGTTAATGCATTAATAGCACAAATAGAAAATAGTTTAGAACTAGGTTGGAGAGCAAAGGATATAATGGTTTTGTCAAATTTTGACTTCTATTATAGAGGCATAAAAACATATCAAATAGATCTTAATGAGTTTTGTCTTACTGGTAGTAAAATGTTTGGACTTAAATGGTTATTTGATAAAAAACAGATTGATGATGTTATATGGTCACATGATCTTGATGCTTGGCAAAATGTATGGTTTGATCAACCTGAAATGAAAGATGTTGCTGCTGGGCAATATAGTCGTCCGAAATTCAATGGTGGTAGTATATTCTGGACGCCACAATGTAGAGATATAGTAAACGAAATAGTTAAAATTATTTCAAAACATGAGTATAAAAAAGAAGAACCCACAATAAATAAAGTTTTCAAATCTAAAAAGTTTAAAGATCGTGTAACTACCTTAGATTATAGTTATAATGTTGGTTGTTCTGGATTTTTGGAAAGATTTATACTTGGAGAGAAACCAATTAAAGTTGCTCATTTTCATCCACATAGAGGTTTAGCATGGGAAACCTTTGCTCTTGATAAACATGGAATTGATGAAATACCAATGACCGATAGATTAATAAAATTATTATTAAAATATTATCCCGGTCGCCCAAAAAAACTTAGTGCAAAAAGTGAAAAATATAAAGGACAATTCAAAGAGAAAATAGAAAAGCTTAGACAAAAATCTAAAAAATAAGAAATTTTTAAATATCCCTAAATATACTATATTGTATTTGGGGTATTTTTATGCTTTTTAAATATAAATATTAGATAGTGGAATAATGTAAATTTTTAAGGTATATAATGGCAGAACCAAACGTAAAATTTGAAGATACTGGTGCAGTAACATTTGAAGATACTGATGCAGTAGAATGGTGGAGTAGTTCTTCAAGCTCCGAAAGTTCTTCAAGCTCTGAAAGCTCTGAAAGTTCTTCAAGTTCTGAAAGTTCTTCAAGTTCTGAAAGTTCTTCAAGCAGTAGTTCCGAATCTAGTTCAAGCTCAAGCTCTGAAAGTTCTTCAAGCTCTGAGAGTTCTTCAAGCTCTGAAAGTTCTTCAAGCAGTAGTTCTGAGAGTTCATCAAGCAGTAGTTCTGAATCAAGCAGTAGTTCTGAAAGTTCTTCAAGCAGTAGTTCTGAATCTAGTTCAAGCTCAAGTTCTGAAAGTTCGTCAAGTTCTGAAAGTTCTTCAAGCTCTGAAAGTTCTTCAAGCTCTTCTTCAACTTCATTTACACCAGATGTGGTTTTTAAAGATACTGGTGCTGTAGAATGGACCGATACAGATGATGTTGTTTTTGAAGATATATCAGTAACGGGTGATTCAAGCTCAAGTAGTGAAAGTTCGTCTGAAAGTTCTTCAAGTAGTAGTTCAGAATCCTCATCAAGCAGTAGTTCCGAAAGTTCATCAAGCAGTAGTTCCGAGTCAAGCTCAAGTTCCGAAAGTTCTTCCAGCAGTAGTTCTGAAAGTTCATCAAGCAGTAGTTCTGAAAGTTCATCAAGCAGTAGTTCTGAATCTAGTTCAAGCTCAAGTTCTGAATCTAGTTCAAGCTCAAGTTCTGAAAGTTCATCAAGCAGTAGTTCTGAAAGTTCATCAAGCTCAAGTTCTGAAAGTTCTTCAAGTTCTTCAAGTTCTGAATCATCTTCAAGCTCAAGTTCTGAGAGTTCTTCAAGCTCAAGTTCTGAAAGTTCATCAAGCAGTAGTTCTGAATCATCTTCAAGCAGTAGTTCTGAAAGTTCAAGTTCTTCAAGTTCTGAATCATCAAGTTCTTCAAGTTCTGAGAGTTCTTCAAGCTCAAGTTCTGAATCATCTTCAAGCAGTAGTTCTGAATCATCTTCAAGCAGTAGTTCTGAATCATCAAGTTCTGAATCATCAAGTTCTGAAGTTCAAGTTCTTCAAGTAGTGAATCTTCAAGCTCATCAGAAAGTTCTTCAAGCAGTAGTTCCGAGAGTTCATCAAGTAGTAGTTCTGAATCAAGCAGTAGTTCTGAAAGTTCTTCAAGCTCTTCTTCAACTTCATTTACACCAGATGTAGTTTTTAAAGATACTGGTGCTGTAGAATGGACCGATACAGATGATGTTGTTTTTGAAGATATATCAATGACAGATGAATCTAGCTCAAGTTCTGAATCTAGTTCTGAAAGTTCAAGTTCTGAAAGTTCAAGTTCTGAATCATCTTCAAGTTCTGAAAGTTCATCAAGTTCAAGTTCTGAAAGTTCATCAAGTTCAAGTTCTGAAAGTTCAAGTAGTGAATCATCTTCAAGCTCAAGTTCAGAAAGTTCAAGTTCATCAAGTTCAGAAAGTTCAAGTTCATCAAGTTCAGAAAGTTCAAGTTCATCAAGTTCGGAAAGTTCAAGTTCGGAAAGTTCAAGTTCATCAAGTTCTGAGAGTTCTTCCAGCTCAAGCTCTGAATCATCTTCCAGCTCAAGCTCTGAATCATCTTCCAGCTCAAGCTCTGAAAGTTCATCAAGTTCAAGTTCCGAATCATCTTCCAGCAGTAGTTCTGAATCAAGCTCAAGTTCTGAAAGTTCATCAAGTTCCAGTTCTGAAAGTTCATCAAGTTCAAGTTCCGAATCATCTTCCAGCAGTAGTTCAGAAAGTTCGTCAAGCAGTAGTTCTGAGTCAAGTTCAAGTTCTGAAAGCTCAAGTTCGTCAAGTTCTGAAAGCTCAAGTTCGTCAAGTTCTGAATCATCAAGTTCTGAATCATCTTCAAGCAGTAGTTCTGAATCAAGCTCAAGTTCTGAAAGTTCTTCCAGCTCAAGTTCTGAAAGTTCTTCAAGCAGTAGTTCTGAATCATCAAGTAGTGAAAGTTCTTCCAGCAGTAGTTCTGAATCAAGTTCAAGCTCTGAAAGTTCAAGTTCGTCAAGCTCTGAAAGTTCAAGTTCGTCAAGCTCTGAGAGTTCAAGTTCTTCAGAAAGTTCATCAAGCAGTAGTTCTGAATCATCTTCAAGCAGTAGTTCTGAATCAAGCTCAAGTTCTGAAAGTTCTTCAAGCAGTAGTTCTGAAAGTTCTTCAAGCAGTAGTTCTGAAAGTTCTTCAAGCAGTAGTTCTGAATCATCTTCAAGCAGTAGTTCTGAATCAAGCTCAAGTTCTGAAAGTTCATCAAGCTCAAGTTCTGAAAGTTCTTCCAGCTCAAGCTCTGAAAGTTCTTCCAGCTCAAGCTCTGAAAGTTCTTCAAGCAGTAGTTCTGAATCAAGTTCAAGTTCTGAGAGTTCATCAAGCAGTAGTTCTGAGAGTTCATCAAGCAGTAGTTCTGAGAGTTCATCAAGCAGTAGTTCTGAAAGTTCATCAAGCAGTAGTTCTGAAAGTTCATCAAGCAGTAGTTCTGAAAGTTCAAGTTCGTCAAGTTCAGAAAGTTCTTCCAGCAGTAGTTCTGAAAGTTCAAGTAGTGAAAGTTCTTCCAGCAGTAGTTCTGAGTCAAGTTCCAGTTCTGAGAGTTCATCAAGCAGTAGTTCTGAGAGTTCTTCAAGCTCAAGTTCTGAGAGTTCTTCAAGCTCAAGTTCTGAAAGTTCATCAAGCAGTAGTTCTGAATCAAGTTCAAGTTCATCAAGTTCTGAAAGTAGTAGTTCTAGTTCTTCCGAGTCTAGTTCAAGTAGTGAAAGTTCTTCAAGCTCAAGTTCTGAATCATCTTCAAGCTCAAGTTCTGAATCATCATCAAGCTCAAGTTCTGAAAGTTCTTCAAGCAGTAGTTCTGAATCATCTTCAAGTTCTGAAAGTTCTAGTTCTGAATCATCTAGTTCATCCAGTTCTGAAAGCTCTAGTTCTGAATCATCATCCAGTTCTAGTTCAGAAAGCTCTTCAAGCTCAAGTAGTGAGAGTTCTTCAAGCTCAAGTAGTGAGAGTTCTTCAAGTTCAAGTAGTGAAAGCAGTAGTTCTAGTTCTTCTGAAAGTTCGTCAAGCTCGGAAAGTTCTTCAAGCTCAAGCTCAGAAAGTTCATCAAGCAGTAGTTCTTCTGAAAGTTCTTCAAGTTCCAGTTCTGAAAGTTCGTCAAGCAGTAGTTCAGAAAGCTCAAGCTCAAGTTCCAGTTCTGAAAGCTCTTCAAGCTCAAGCTCTGAGAGTTCTTCAAGTTCAAAATCTAGTGAAACATTTAGTAGTTCAAGTTCTGAATCTAGCTCAACAAGCTCTGCAAGTTCTGAAAGTTCAAGTTCTAGTAGTGAAAGCTCTTCAAGCTCAAGCTCTGAGAGTTCTTCAAGTTCGTCAAGTGAGAGTTCGTCAAGTTCGTCAAGTGAAAGTTCTAGTTCTTCAGAAAGTTCTTCAAGTTCTTCAAGCTCTGAAAGTTCAAGTAGTTCAAGCTCTGAAAGTTCAAGTAGTTCAAGCTCTGAAAGTTCAAGTAGTTCAAGCTCTGAAAGTTCAAGTTCAAGTTCAAGTAGTGAAAGCTCAAGTTCTTCAAGTAGTGAATCATCTTCAAGTTCAAGTAGTGAATCATCTTCAAGCTCAAGTTCAGAAAGTTCAAGTTCATCAAGTTCAGAGAGTTCTTCCAGCTCAAGTAGTGAGAGTTCATCAAGCAGTAGTTCTTCTGAAAGTTCGTCAAGTTCCAGTTCTGAGAGTTCGTCAAGTTCCAGTTCTGAGAGTTCGTCAAGTTCCAGTTCTGAGAGTTCATCAAGCAGTAGTTCTGAAAGCTCAAGTTCTAGTTCTTCTGAAAGCTCAAGTTCTAGTTCTTCTGAAAGCTCAAGTTCATCAAGCTCGGAAAGTTCCTCAAGCAGTAGTTCAAGTGAATCATCATCAAGTTCTAGTTCAGAAAGCTCAAGTTCTTCAGAAAGTTCCTCAAGCAGTAGTTCTGAATCATCTAGTTCTAGTTCAAGTGAATCATCTAGTTCGTCAAGCTCGGAAAGTTCAAGTTCATCAAGTTCGGAAAGTTCAAGTTCAAGTTCTAGTTCAGAAAGTTCTTCAAGCAGTAGTTCAGAAAGTTCTTCAAGCAGTAGTTCTGAAAGTTCATCAAGCTCAAGTTCTGAAAGTTCATCAAGTTCCAGTTCTGAGAGTTCTAGCTCAAGCTCAAGTAGCGAATCATCAAGCTCATCAAGCTCTGAGAGTTCAAGTTCATCAAGCTCTGAAAGTTCAAGTTCAAGTAGTTCTGAAAGTTCATCAAGTTCAAAATCTAGTGAAACATTTAGTAGTTCAAGTTCTGAATCTAGCTCAACAAGCTCTGCAAGTTCTGAAAGTTCAAGTTCTTCAAGTGAAAGTTCGTCAAGTTCATCAAGTGAAAGTTCGTCAAGTTCATCAAGTGAAAGTTCGTCAAGTTCGTCAAGTGAAAGTTCTAGTTCTTCAGAAAGTTCATCAAGTTCATCAAGTTCTGAAAGTTCATCAAGCAGTAGTTCTAAAAGTTCATCAAGTTCAAGCTCAGAAAGTTCATCAAGTTCAAGCTCAGAAAGTTCAAGTTCCAGTTCAAGTTCTGAGAGTTCAAGTTCATCAAGCTCGGAAAGTTCATCAAGCAGTAGTTCTGAATCTAGTTCAAGCTCAAGTAGTGAGAGTTCAAGTTCGTCAAGCTCAGAAAGTTCAAGTTCGTCAAGCTCAGAAAGTTCATCCAGTTCTAGTTCTTCTGAATCATCCAGTTCTAGTTCTTCTGAATCATCCAGTTCATCCAGTTCTGAGAGTTCTTCAAGCAGTAGTTCAAGTGAATCATCATCAAGCTCAAGTTCTGAAAGTTCAAGTTCATCAGAAAGTTCTTCAAGCAGTAGTTCCGAATCATCAAGTTCATCAAGTAGTGAATCATCAAGTTCATCAAGTAGTGAATCATCAAGTTCATCTAGTAGTGAATCATCAAGTTCTAGCTCAAGTTCTGAAAGTTCTTCAAGTTCAAGTTCCGAATCATCTTCAAGCAGTAGTTCTGAAAGTTCAAGTTCTTCAAGTTCTGAAAGTTCAAGTTCTTCAAGTTCTGAAAGTTCTAGCTCAAGTTCAAGTAGTGAGAGTTCTTCCAGCTCAAGTTCAGAAAGTTCAAGTTCTTCAAGTTCTGAGAGTTCATCAAGCAGTAGTTCTGAAAGTTCATCAAGTTCAAAATCTAGTGAAACATTTAGTAGTTCAAGTTCTGAATCTAGCTCAACAAGCTCTGCAAGTTCTGAATCATCAAGTTCAAGTTCAGAATCTAGTAGTAGTTCTGAAAGTTCGTCAAGCAGTAGTTCTGAGAGTTCAAGTAGTTCTAAGAGTTCTTCCAGCTCAAGTTCTGAAAGTTCTTCCAGCTCAAGTTCTGAAAGTTCTTCCAGCTCAAGTTCTGAAAGTTCATCAAGCAGTAGTTCTGAAAGTTCGTCAAGCAGTAGTTCTGAAAGTTCTTCCAGCTCAAGTTCAAGTGAATCATCAAGTTCATCAAGTTCAAGTGAAAGTTCGTCAAGTTCTAGTTCAGAAAGTTCATCAAGCAGTAGTTCAGAAAGTTCATCAAGCAGTAGTTCAGAAAGTTCATCAAGTTCAAGTTCTGAAAGTTCATCAAGTTCCAGTTCTGAAAGTTCTTCAAGCAGTAGCTCTGAGAGTTCAAGTTCTAGCTCAAGTAGTGAAAGTTCATCTAGCTCAAGTAGTGAAAGTTCGTCAAGTTCCAGTTCTGAGAGTTCTTCTAGCTCAAGTAGTGAAAGTTCTTCCAGCTCAAAATCAAGCACAACATTTAGTAGTTCAAGTTCCGAATCTAGCTCAACAAGCTCTGCAAGTTCTGAAAGTTCAAGTTCAAGTAGTGAATCATCTTCAAGTTCTGAAAGTTCATCTAGTTCTAGCTCTGAAAGTTCGTCAAGTTCTGAATCATCTTCAAGTTCTGAAAGTTCGTCAAGCAGTAGTTCTGAATCATCATCAAGCTCAAGTTCTGAAAGTTCATCAAGTTCTGAAAGTTCTTCAAGCAGTAGTTCTGAAAGTTCTTCAAGCAGTAGTTCTGAATCATCATCCAGTTCAAGTTCAGAAAGTTCTTCAAGCAGTAGTTCTGAATCATCTTCCAGCTCAAGTAGTGAGAGTTCGTCAAGCAGTAGTTCTGAATCATCATCAAGCTCAAGTTCTGAAAGTTCTTCAAGCTCTGAAAGTTCTTCAAGCAGTAGTTCTGAAAGTTCGTCCAGCTCAAGTTCTGAAAGTTCATCAAGTTCCGAATCATCTTCAAGCAGTAGTTCTGAAAGTTCAAGTTCATCAAGTAGTGAATCTAGCTCAAGTTCTAGTAGTGAGAGTTCAAGTTCATCTAGTAGTGAGAGTTCATCAAGTAGTGAGAGTTCATCAAGCTCAAGTTCCGAGAGTTCTTCAAGCAGTAGTTCCGAGAGTTCATCAAGCTCAAGTTCCGAGAGTTCTTCAAGCAGTAGTTCAGAAAGTTCTTCAAGTTCAAGTAGTGAGAGTTCTTCCAGCTCAAGTTCTGAATCTAGTTCAAGTGATGTATTTGGTAAAGTATGGGGTTATGAAACACCTATAGGTAATAAAGGATTGCCATGGGATAATTGGAAGTTTAAAGAATCTGCTGTGGATGCTAGATATGATTCAAGTTATGGTGTATTAAAAATAAGATTAGATGAAGAGTTTGTAAGCCCTGTGGTTGATTTTGGATCAAGTGAAACAAGATACTTAATTACTGATTATGATACTTATGATACAGGACTCGGATCTGGTACAATTCAATGGAGAGGACATAATACAACATCATTTAACCAAGATGATGATGAAGTTAGTGGACCGACTTGGGAAAACTATGGTGCTGGTAATAAAGATTGGAGATATGCACAATTAAAGGTAACAGGTTAAGGATATGAAACAAGAGTTAATAGATGGAATTATACTTTTAATTAAAAATCTTCCAGAATGGGGGAAAAGACAAAAAGTTACTATTCTTTTAGGTATGGAGTCTTTTGTTTCATATTTACCAACAGAAAGAATAATTAGAATTAAGACAGTAAGATGTGATTTTTGTGGAGCTTGTTGTATGGAATTACCACCCAATAGTAATTTTCACCCAATAGTAATTTTGTTCCTTTTGGTATTGACGATGAAGGTAAATGTAATGTTCTTTATAAAGATAGAGATGGCACATGGAAATGTGGTGCAAAATATAATAAACCATATAGATGTCTTGGCGATCCGTCAAAAAGAAACACACCAGAATGTTGTATAGAATATTTGGAGATTAAAGTATAAATGGCTAATTATTATCTTGAAGATCATGGTACGGCTAAATTAGGTGAAACTAATTATACCGACCGCCGAAGATGGTGATTGGACTGATAGGCCAGCAGCTGGTGATTTTATACTTATTACTCGCGTTGCAAGATACGCTGCTACTGCTTGTAATAAAGATACAGAAACTTCACATGAATATAGACTAGAGTTTAGTGAGGACGGTGGTGCGTGGACACCTGTTGGTGCCGCTACAGCTATTGCTTGGGGTTCGACTTCAATAACTACACCTGCAGTTCAAACCACTACTCAGTTATGTGGTGCTGTTGATGTTAGTGATGTTTACACTAATACTGATTCAGATAATTCAATTACTGCCGGTGAAGTTTTGTCAGGGGCAGATGCTGAATTTCAATGGATGCTTAATCTTGATAATGCCAATATTAGTAGTGTTTATACATTTCAAGTTTATTGTGTTACTGATACAGTAGTTTTAAATAATACAATTAACTCAACAATAACAATTGAAGCAGATAGTTCAAGCAGTAGTTCTGAAAGTTCTAGCTCATCAGAAAGTTCTTCAAGCAGTAGTTCTGAATCATCTTCAAGCAGTAGTTCTGAAAGTTCTTCCAGCTCAAGCTCTGAAAGTTCAAGTTCATCAGAATCATCTTCCAGCTCAAGTTCTGAAAGTTCTTCAAGCAGTAGTTCTGAATCATCTTCAAGCAGTAGTTCTGAAAGTTCTAGCTCATCAGAAAGTTCTTCCAGCTCAAGTTCTGAAAGTTCTTCAAGCAGTAGTTCTGAAAGTTCTTCAAGCAGTAGTTCTGAAAGTTCTAGCTCATCAGAAAGTTCTTCCAGCTCAAGTTCTGAATCATCTTCAAGTTCTGAATCATCTTCAAGCTCAAGTTCTGAGAGTTCAAGCTCATCAAGTAGTGAATCAAGTTCAAGTAGTGAGAGTTCTTCAAGTTCAAGTTCAGAAAGTTCTTCAAGTTCTAGTTCTGAATCATCCAGTTCTTCAGAAAGTTCTAGTTCAAGTTCTTCTGAAAGTTCTTCAAGCAGTAGTTCTGAAAGTTCAAGTTCATCAGAATCATCTTCCAGCTCAAGTTCTGAATCTAGCTCAAGTAGTGAATCATCTTCAAGCAGTAGTTCTGAAAGTTCTTCCAGCTCAAGTTCTGAAAGCTCATCAAGTTCAAGTTCTGAAAGCTCATCAAGTTCAGTTCAAGTTCTGAATCTAGCTCAAGTAGTGAGAGTTCTAGTAGTGAGAGTTCCAGTTCATCCAGTAGTGAGAGTTCATCAAGCAGTAGTTCTGAGAGTTCATCAAGCAGTAGTTCTGAGAGTTCATCCAGTTCTAGTTCAGAAAGTTCTTCCAGCTCAAGCTCTGAAAGTTCGTCAAGTTCAAGTAGCGAATCAAGTTCAAGTAGCGAATCTTCAGCTATTATTGAATCAAGTTCTAGTTCTTCTGAATCATCAAGTTCTAGTTCTTCAGAATCTAGCTCAAGTTCTACGTCTTCTATATCAAGTTCACAAAGCTCAAGTTCTGAAAGTTCAAGCTCAGAGGGTTTTACATGGATAATTGAAGATATATTATTTGATGAAGGTACTGAATCAAGTAGTTCTAGTTCTGAAAGTTCAAGTTCATCAAGTAGTGAATCAAGTTCAAGTAGTGAAAGTTCTTCCAGCTCAAGTAGTGAATCTTCAAGTTCTTCAAGCTCTGAGAGTTCAAGTAGTGAATCTTCAAGTTCTTCAAGCTCTGAGAGTTCAAGTAGTGAATCTTCAAGTTCTTCAAGTAGTGAATCATCTTCAAGCAGTAGTTCTGAGAGTTCAAGTAGTTCTGAATCATCTTCAAGCTCAAGCTCAGAATCTAGTTCTAGCTCTGAATCATCTTCAAGTTCAAGTAGTGAATCTTCAAGTTCATCAAGTAGTGAATCTTCAAGTTCATCAAGTAGTGAATCTTCAAGTTCATCAAGTAGTGAATCTTCAAGTTCATCAAGTTCAAGTTCTGAATCTAGCTCAAGTTCTAGTAGTGAGAGTTCAAGTTCATCAAGTAGCGAGAGTTCAAGTTCTTCAAGCTCGGAAAGTTCTTCAAGTTCAAAATCAAGCACAGCATTTAGTAGTTCAAGTTCTGAATCATCCTCAACAAGTTCTGAAAGCTCTGAATCATCAAGTTCAAGCTCGGAGAGTTCTAGTTCATCAAGCTCGGAAAGTTCTAGTTCATCAAGCTCAGAAAGTTCATATAGTTCAAGTTCTGAGAGTTCTTCAAGTAGTGAGAGTTCATCAAGTTCAAGTAGTGAGAGTTCATCAAGTTCAAGTAGTGAGAGTTCATCAAGCAGTAGTTCTAAATCTTCAAGCTCATCAAGCTCGGAAAGTTCAAGTTCATCAAGTTCTGAGAGTTCTTCAAGCTCAAGTAGTTCAGAAAGCTCAAGTTCATCAAGTAGTGAATCATCTTCAAGTAGTGAATCATCTTCAAGTTCAAAATCAAGCACAACATTTAGTAGTTCAAGTTCTGAATCTAGCTCAACAAGTTCTGAAAGTTCAAGTTCTAGTAGTCAAAGTTCTGAAAGTTCGTCAAGTTCCAGTTCTGAGAGTTCGTCAAGTTCCAGTTCTGAGAGTTCATCAAGTAGTGAATCATCAAGTTCTAGTTCTTCAGAATCATCAAGTTCTAGTTCTTCAGAATCATCTAGTTCTAGTTCTAGCTCTGAAAGTTCTTCAAGCAGTAGTTCTGAAAGTTCTTCAAGTTCCAGTTCTGAAAGTTCATCTAGCTCAAGCTCTGAATCATCTTCCAGCTCAAGTTCTGAGAGTTCTTCCAGCTCAAGTTCAGAAAGTTCATCAAGCAGTAGTTCTGAAAGTTCATCAAGCAGTAGTTCTGAATCATCAAGCAGTAGTTCAAGTGAATCATCAAGCTCAGAAAGTTCATCTAGCTCAAGTTCTGAATCATCAAGTTCAGAAAGTTCATCAAGCAGTAGTTCAGAAAGTTCATCAAGCAGTAGTTCAGAAAGTTCATC